CGTGCTGGACGCCCGCGAGAAGCTGAACGTCCACAAGGCCCCGCTGGACGGTCGCCGGCTGGTCATGGCTCCCACGGCGGAGACGGCCATGCTGAAGACCGACATCTTCTTGAAGGCCAACGAGCGCGGCGACGGCGGCACGGCGTTGGAGAACGCCACCCTGGGCCGCATCCTCGGCTTCGACACCTTCATGTGCCAGAACGTCAACTGCGTGCTCTCCGGCACGGACTACGACCTGACCGGCGCGGTCAACAATGCCGGTGGCTACGCGGCTGGGGAGGCCGGGCAGGTGAGCGTGGACGGCATCACCGGGGCCTGGGCGACGGGTGAGTTTGTCAATGTGGCCGGTAACGACCAGCCGACCTACATCTCGGCCCATCACGAGACGGGCGGGAACACCGATGGCGTCACTCTGAACGAGTCGCTGAAGTACGCCGTGGCGAACGACGCCGCCCTCACGCGCGTCAAGGCGTGCGCCGTCAATGGCGCGTATCCCGCCGGCTACAGCAAGGCCGTTACGGTGGATGGCTACGCCGCCGGCAAGGCTCCGCAGGTCGGCCAGTTGCTCGCCTTCGGCACCGGTGCGAGCCGGCACACCTACACGGTGATCGAGTCGGAAGACGCCGGTGCGACCTGCACGGTGTACCTGGATCGGCCGCTGGACAAGGCCCTCGCCAACGACGATGCGGCGTTCCCCGGCCCGACCGGTTCGCTAAACCTGGCGTTCCACCGGGACGCCCTGGCGCTAGTCACCCGGCCGCTGGCCCTGCCGGACACCCGCATGGGCGTCATGGCCGCCGTGGTCCCCCTCAACGGGATCGGGATGCGGGTGCTGATGCAGTACGACATCAATGCGGGCGGGACTGTCGTGAATTGCGACATCCTGGCTGGCGTGGCCGTGCTGGACAGCGGCCTGCTCGTCCCCGTGATCGGCTAACCCTGTCTGTCTGAGCGAGTTGCGGTCGCCCGTCCGGGCCAACACCCGGACGGGCGGCCATTCTTTACCCTCAACTAAGCCTCCGGGCGGACGGAGTTGCCTCATGGATTTTCTACTCTTCGCGCAGGCGGACACGTTCGCTGACGTGATTGTCTTGCTCAAGCAGTACGGGCCGTTGGTCCTGGTCGTGGCCTTTCTTCTCTGGCAAGGCTGGTGCCGCGAGACCCGCATGAGTAAGCGCATCACGAAGTTGGAAGACGAACAGCGGAACGTGTTGATGCCGCTGGTGGAAAGGTGCGCGGACGTGATTGCCCAAAACACCTTGATGATGGAGCGGCTGGAAAAGGCCCTCGACGAACGGTTCGTGTGTCCGCTGAGAGACACCTGCGGCCGTCAGCAACGGTGAAAGGCCGCCATGACGTACCCTGCCGGCTACGGACTGAACCAGCAGATTCGGCGCATCTTGTATGCGCTGAAGCGGCAGTACGGCGGCACGATTACGGTCTACCAGAACGGTACGGTGACTACGGATGCGAAGACCGGCGAAGTGACCCGGACGAAGACGGCGACTCGCATTCAGCGGGCCATCGTCCTGCCCGAGACGATCAGCCGCGAAGTGAAGCAGTCGATTTCGCTGATCTCCGCGAACAAGCAGATGGTCACCGGCGGCGGCTTCGAGGTGGGCAAGCGGCTGTTCATCATCGACCGCCGCGACTGCCCTAACCTCGTGCTCAAGGAAAGCGACTGGCTCGTCTACAACCGGCGGAAATACGCCATCGAGAACTTCGAGGAGTACGAGTTCGATGCGGCCTATATCATCCACGGCAAGGAACTGATCGGCGAATCGGTGGGCGGCTGGACGCTGGCGGCCGGCAACAGCCTGGCCTTGGACACTCGGGCCGAGGGGGAGGCGTAGTCATGCCGGCCAATCCCAACTGGGCGCGCTGGGTGTTCGCATCCGTAGCCAGCTACTTGAAGGAAGTTGCCGCCGATGCGGAGATTCCCGTGCTGGTCGAAGGGCTGGATGAGCGGACCACAGAGTTTATGACCGCGACGGACAGGTGCGAAATACGCATCACGGGACCGTTCACCAAGGAACTCAGCCACAACTACTTCCAGATTGAGGTCGTGGTGAACGTCCTCTTTTTGAGCCGCTACGAGGAACAGAAGAATCAGTACGCCGCCATCCAGAAGACGGGCATGTTCCAAGAGGCAATGGATGGACCTATTGCCATCTACAAGTACGGAAGCCTTCGCGGGGACGATGAACACGCGCTGGTCGGCTGCCTTTCGCCAGCCCAAGGCCGCAACGACGCCATCCGGGTCATGCACTTCGGGCAAATCACTCCGACCGACCGTGTGAAACAGAGCATGGTGGACGCCCGCTATCGAATGGAGATCAGCGGATAGCATGTTCCTCTACGTGATAACTAACCGCGTCAATGGAAAGCAGTACGTTGGTATCACGACCGACGTTGAAAAACGCTGGCGCAAGCATCGTTCCGGTCATGGATCGAAGCTGGTTCGTCACGCGATCCAGAAATACGGCCGTGACAACTTCGATTTCGAGGTTTGGTACAGTGGCGATGAAGACTGGATCAAGATGATGGAGTATCGTGCCATTGTGATGCTCGATACCAGAACACCACATGGCTACAACTTGACACTTGGCGGCGAAGGATCGCTCGGATGCAAGCCTGGCACCGGGACACGTCAGAAGATGAGCGTAGCACACAGGGGGCGGCGTCATTCACTTGACACCCGGCAGCGGTTGAGCGCGGTACGCAAGGGAAGAACACCTTGGAATTGCGGCCGGCACCATTTACCCGAAACGCGGCGGAAGATCAGTGCGGCGTTGAGCCGCAAATCGAAAAAAAGATCGGAGCATCCCGGCGCGCGCTCTATCGTCGTCGATGGCGTTGTCTATGGGTGTATCAAGGACGCAGCATCGGCGATGGGTATTCACGCAAACGCCCTGCGCACCCGGCTGTGGCGTTACGCACACTCCGGCTGCCGGCCGGTTGGCTGGAGTTTCGAGACCCGATTTGATACTTCACTGAACAGAAAGGACCAGATCAATGGCCAGGATTGAATTGCGAGACTGCACCGTGCGCATCAAGGACGGCCTCGGGGCACATCCCGACACGCACCCTTGCACGGCGCTTGGCAACAAAGCCCTCACGCCGGACAAGACGGCGGTGGCGCAAGGGGACACGACCTGCAAGGTTTCGACGGTGAGCATCCCCACGGCGGTGGGAGGGCACACCCACAAAGTCCCCGTCGGCGCTCGTTTCACCATCGACGGTGAGACGACCCCCACGATCCACGTCGTTACGGCGCGCACCCAGGACGGGACGGACGAGCACTTGACGACCGACATCACGTTCAGCCCCGCGCTCGGGGCCGGAACCTATGCCACGGATGCCGAGATTACGTTCCAGTCGCAGCAACTCGAAGTGAAGATCGGTGAGGGGAACATCACCTACACCGAGCACAACGAGTACAACTACCTGCTCGACCGTGACAATCTGGACACGGTGAAGCAGGGCAAGGAAGTCCCGATGGACGTGAAGTGGGACGGCGTGTACGAGCACATCACCACGGGCACCAGCGAGAACATCAGCCCGATGGATGCGCTCAAAGGCATCGGGGCCGCAGCCGAGTGGGTCAGCTATGCGTCGGACCCCTGCGAACCCTACGCGGTTGCCATCGAAGTCGAGCACGTACCGCCTTGCGGCACGAGCCAGGACGAAACCACGCTCTTCCCCGACTTCCGCTCGGAGCAGCGGGAAGTCAACTTCAAGGACGCCACGATCTCCGTGACGGGCAAGTGCAACGTGACGGAACCCATCGTGACCCGCGCAGCGTAGGACGACTCCCCGGCTCTCGGAGGCCGGTTTCTCTGGTCTCGCATGACCAGATATGCGGTGCCGGCAATGGTGCCGGCACCGTCTCTTTCTCTTTCCTTTAAGCGAGGGAACAAACATGAAGATTGCCGGTATCGACCCCAAATCGCTCTCCAACGAGGTGCTGCTGGTCCTGCCGCGCGGCCAAAGCGAGATCGTCTTCCGCGCCAAGGGACTGTCCAACATGGACGAGTTTGACGCCGTATGCCCGCACCCCAAGCCGCCGGGCAAGTTCACCAAGGACGGCTGGATTCCGCACACCAACGACCCAACCTATCAGCAAGTGCTCGCCGAGTACGCCAAGAAACGGCTGGGCTACATCGTGGCCCGTTCGCTGGAACCCAGTGAGATCGAATGGGACACCGTGAAACGGGACGATCCCCGGACGTGGCCCAACTGGGAAAGCGATCTAAAGAACGGCGGGCTGAGCCAGATCGAGTCCAACCGCGTGCTGGCCCTGGTCATGGAAGCCAACGCGCTGGACGAGGCCAAACTACAAAAGGCCCGCGAGGTTTTTCTTGCTGGTCAGGAGCCACTGCCCGAACAGTTCTCTGGCCCCCTCACCGAACCGCCGAGTTCGTCGTCTGGCGGGCCTGCGAACGGCTAGGGGTCCGGCCGCCGGGCGTCAAGCCCTCCTGGGACGACTGTGGCGTTGAGGCCCAGGCTTTGATCGTCGCCTTCGAGCAACTGCGGAGTTACGACGAAGCCGAGCGGGAGGCTCAACTTGCGGGGGCACGGATGCCTTTTGCAGCCCGGCCGCCCGAGAGGCAAGGTTCCTGACCATGAAGTTCACCGCCCAGCTTTCCACCGCGCGCATCGACGTAGCGGCTTACCGAAACGTCCTGGACCAACACATGCAGCATGTGATTGCCCAGGGCCTCATGGTCTGGCTGGAGGCGGTCTTGGCGGAGATTCCCGTGTGGAGCGGGGCGTCGCGGGCCACGTTCACGAAGTTGGCCCGCAGCATTTCATATTCGGTTCCCATTGCTCCCGTTGCCGTGAATCGTACCGGAATGGGTGAGGCATCCGGCGACGGCGGCATGGTGACCGACAAGAGGACGGGGGAGTACACGTTCACCTACAGTACGACGCTGCCCTGGCTCATCTGGAACGAGTACCACAACGCCAACGTCGAGCCGGACCCGAGCCTCTTCTATCGCGTGATTAAGGAAGGCCCCTACAACTTCCAAGTCGTGGGTGCCAGGGCCTTCTTGCGGTTCGCAGACAACGTAGCCCTGCCGCCAGTCGGGCCTCATGTTCGCCGAGTGCGCGTCGAGTCTTAGCACGGTGCCTTATGGCCGAAGAGATCGTCAACAAACTCGGATTCAACGTCGAAGACGCCCTGAGCGCGCTTCAGCGCTTGGACAATGCGCTGCAAGCATCGGGCGGGGCCTTCCAGATGTTCGGCGCGGCGATCAATGCCTGGAACGCCCAGGCGGGCACCGCACTGAAGACGATGCAGGACATGGCCTCGGCCGCTACGCGGCTGGCCAGTTCCATGACGAAGATGGGCAGCGGGCCGGCGATGCCAGCCGTAGCGGCTACGCCCGCCGCTCCGCAACTCTGGCTGCCGCCCGGCGTCGAGCGCCCCAACCTGCCGCCCATCACTCCCGCGATCGACCCGAAACCCATCCAAGACACGGATGCGGCCGTCGGAAAGCTGATCGTCAGTTGGAGCACGCTCTCCCGCGTGGTAATGACGCAGTTGATCGTCCGCGCCATGAGCCAAATCCGTGACGCCCTGCATGAGGCGGTCGAAGCGTCGATTGAGTTTCAACAGCGGATCGCCGAGGTCCAGACCGTCGCGCCGAAGATCGGCGGCAGTTTCGCATCATTAACCAGCGAGGCGGCGGAGTTCGCCAAGCAGTTCAACATCCCCCTCACGCAGGCCACCGAGGGGCTATATCAGACCATTTCGGACCAATTCTCGGGGATGTCCGAACGCGCCAACGTGATGTCGGCGGCAGTGAAGCTGGCGCGGGTCGGCGTGATGGACTTCCAGGACGCCACGACGCTGCTCACCGGGACGCTTAACGCTTTCGGCATGACGAGCGAACAGGCCGATTCGGTGGCCGCGAAGTTCTTTACCACCATCAAACTGGGGCACGTCCGGGGCAAGGAACTGGCGGATGTGATGGGGCAGGTGATCCCCATCGCCTCGGAACTGGGCGTGAGCCTGGATGAAGTCAACTCGGCGATGGTCTCATTAACCATTGGCGGGCTCGACGCCCACAAGTCGGTCACTGCCCTGCGCGGAGCCATGACCGCCTTTCTGAAGCCTTCGGAGGACATGAAGAAGGTCATTCGGGAAATGGGGTTCTCCTCGCCGGAGCAGTTGATCCAGGCCAAGGGCTTTCAGGGTGCGCTGCAAGCGGTCGCCGACGCTTCCGACAACATGGCATCGGGAATCGCCAAGTCGTTCCGCAACGTCCGCGCCTTGACGGCCGAGTTGCGATTGACCGGGACCGGGGCCAGGCAGGTCGAAGAGGCCATGAAAGCGATGGCGACTTCGACGCCCAACATGCTGGACAAAATCTACCAGCAATTCACCAGCACAGACTCGGAGAGACTGACACGCCAGGTCAACGCACTCAAGATTGGCCTGACCCAGGACTTCGGCAGTTCACTGAGCCGTGCGCTGGGGAGTGTGATGCAGTTTGTGGGCGGTGCCGACAGGCTCTCGTCCGCCATCCAGGCGATTGCCTCTGCCGCCATGCCGGCAGCCGGTGCCCTGGCCGTCCTGGCGGCGGCCTTCGCGGCAACCCACATCGCAATGGGGCCGATCGGATGGACCATACTGGGCATCACGTCGGCGCTCTCGCTTTTCGTCGGCAGCATGTCGTACACGACGGCCCAGTCGATCAACGAGACTCGCCGGCTCTCGAACGAACAGCATCAGGCCACCATCGAATACCTCAAGAACAAGGAAGAGGAATTGCGCGTTCTGCGCGAGATCGAGGAAAAGAAGAGCGCGGAGGAGAATGCCGCGTGGGAGCGGCGGGCGGCCGTGATTCGGCGGGAATACTTCAAGGCCCTGGACGAACTGCGCGACAAGGACAAAGAGATCATCGAGAGCGATCGCCAGGCCATGCAGTCGATCATCGGCTCGCAGGAGCGCGTGGTGGCCGCTTACCGCAACGCCGCCAACTCCGCTCTGCGCATCGTGCAAGAGTCCCAGAACCGGCGCGTCGCCTTGGAGGGAGAGTACGCTGATCTCCTCTTCAAGGAGCACAATGATCGCGATCTGCAATTGAGTAGCGCGGAGAAGGCAGACGCCGTTCTGCGCCGAAGTTGGGAACTGCAAGCCCAGGCCAACAAGGCGTTGGCCGCTGCACAGACCGAGGACGACGTGCGCCGCGCGCAGGCAATCTCGCAGCGGGCCAAGGCATATCTCGACGAAGGGACGGCCTTGGCCAAGGAGACGGGCCAGACGTGGTT